CCGTACACGATATCCTGACCAAGACCGACTGGAAAGACGACGGTGTACGTAAAACATGTGCCAACATTCGTCAGTACCAGCATGCGCTGGGTTACTCGGAAGATTGGATTAAGGAATATGTATACAACATTGTCCTGCTGGCCAAGAAGGAGCCGAAACCCAAAGCATAAATATTCTTTGACTCACCTGCCCTCACGAAAATGCAGCAGACAATTTCCGCCACTGCATATTCGTGAGGGTTTTATCTATCTTTTTATTTCATGACTGAACCGACAACTTTCATACCGGTAGAAAACCATCCGCTGGAGCCTTTTTTGCCCTCAAACGCTGTCCTGCTGATGCTAGGCAGTTTTCCTCCCCAACAAAAGCGTTGGAGCATGGATTTCTTCTACCCCAACCTGCAGAACGATATGTGGCGCATCTTCGGACTGATTTTCTTCAATGACAAGGAACATTTCCTACTACCTGACCGAAAAGCCTTCCACAAGGAACAGATTATCGACTTTCTGAAAGAAAAAGGAATCGCTCTCTACGATACGGCTTCGGCTGTAAGAAGACTTCAGGACAATGCTTCCGACAAATTTCTGGAAATCGTCGAGCCGACTAACCTCCGTCTGTTATTGAAACAACTTCCGCAATGCCGGGCCATCGTCACTACAGGCCAGAAAGCAACCGATACGCTACGTAGCCAACTGGAAGTAACCGAACCTCCGGTAGGCGGAAAAAACCCCTTCACCTTCGAAGATCGCCTTCTGTACCTGTACCGAATGCCTTCTTCCAGTCGTGCATACCCGTTAAAGATTGAAAAAAAGGCTGAAGTTTATCGGCTTATGTTCAAAGACTTAGGTATAATCTAACTATTCTTTGTTAAAATATTCCTTCAAAAGTCTTGCAGATTCGGAAAATAGCATTACCTTTGCAACCGCAAACACGGGAATAGCTCAGTTGGTAGAGCATCGGTCTCCAAAACCGAGTGTCGGGAGTTCGAGCCTCTCTTCCCGTGCCGAGATAGAAAGCTGTAACTGAACAAGTTGCAGCTTTTGTCCGTTTATGGGTCGGACAAATCACGGACAGATAATTTTTGATTGTTGAACGTTACTGCGTTTTCGAACTCGAAAAACGTAGAAAAAAATGTTTTCACCACGCCGAAAAATTGCTTCTATTTTTGATGTAATTCCATACACTCAGCCCAAATTACATACCGGAAAGAGCTGGTATGTGGACTTCGTTTCTTATGATCCGCTAGAGCAAAAAATGAAGCGGAAGAAGTACATGCTCGATGGTATCAAGAAGGTATCGGAACGGAAAAAACGTGCCAACGAGCTTATCACCAACCTTAACATCAAGCTCAGAACCGGGTGGACTCCCTGGGCAGAAGTCACCAGTTCAAGACAATACACATCAATTATAGATGTTATCGATTTGTATCATAAATATTTGGCTAAACTTTACAAGGCAGGTACCATCAAAGAAAACACCCTGAAGGATTATGAAAAGCGCCTCCGTGTCTTTGAAGAATATATTTTCAAGCATGTTCCGGCCATCGTCTATGTCTATCAGATTGACCAGACCTTCATCAGTGATTTCCTGGACTACATCCTACTGGACCGTGACAGTTCAGCCCGTACCCGCAACAATTACCGTACCTGGTTATCTTCACTATGTACTTGGATGGTAGAAAAGCAATACCTACAGCAGAATCCGGTAGAAAGAATCAAACAACTGGCCGAAGATGAAAAGAAACGGTCTGCCCTGACTCCATCCGACCTGCAGAAGCTTCAGAAATACCTGAAGAAAGAGAATCCCCACTTCCTGCTATTGTGTCAGTTCGCCTATTATACTTTTATCCGTCCGGATGAAATCTCTAATATCAGACTATCTGACATCTTCCTGAAGGAACAGAAGGTGTTTATCGCTTCCTCTATCTCAAAGAACCGCCGTGACGGAATGGTAGGTCTGAACGATATTCTTATAAAGTCCATGCTCGATCTGAAGATATTCTCCCAACCCAGCCATTATTACCTGTTCGGTAAAGGCTTCAAGCCAAGTAAGGAGAAAACAACGACACGTGTCTACCGTAATTATTTCTATAAGGTCAGAGCAGCCTTGAAATTCCCGGAAACGTACCAGTTCTACAGTCTGAAGGATTCCGGCATCCGGGATCTGGCCAATGCTGAAGGTATCGTAGTTGCCCGTGATCAGGCTCGGCATGCCGACATATCCACCACCAATAAATATCTTAAAGGAAGTGACATGACAGTACACGAGGAAACTAAACACTTTGAAGGGAACCTGTAAAAAATGCCCGATTTTCACAAACCAGGCATTCATAACCAAGATTAAAAATGAAATTCATATTATGGTATTAGATAGAAGGTTCCCTCCACAATCTTTTCCAGTCCTTCGGCATTGATCGTATAATGCAGTTCCTTACAGTAGTATTTCTTATTTCGAATCAGGAATATAGATTTCGAATCATATATCCTATCAGACCTGAATTGAAACACATATTCAGTTTTTGTATCAACTTGAATATTGGAAGCATAGTATCTTGACCATGTGCCGGAACCAACATCCGGTTTTATACTTAATGTAAGATTTGTATCATATTTAGTTATTTTGCTTCCTCCCGATAATCTGTTCTTATGGATAATGTATGGAAATGCGATAGCATGGGGTATCAGTATAGATTCCACACCCGGTTGTTCAACATCATCAATTGCACTATAAAGATATGGTTTCAAACCAAGATAAATAGATATAAAGATGTGTGAATCATCCGATTCTTCTTCTTGAACTCCATTTTCTATCTCCTGATAAAGAAACTTTTGTGTCTCTGCTTCTTTCACATTTGCAATTACCGGAACAGCATGTGTCAACCAACCGGTATAATATTTAGTTCCACCAAAATCTGCCGATTCTGTCCAAATATTATTCGCAAAGATTTCTGCAGGAATAATTTTCAACTCACATTCATTGTCTGAATTGTCATCTACAACCGGTCCAAGCATATCTGCAATTTCCCACCAGACAAATGTTCCATTGGTTTCCTGTAACTGAGACTGGACAATTTTAACTCCGAAATCTGTCACATTCCATAAAGTGTACGGTTCATTTGTTATTACAATTGACCCAATCTCTCCAGAAGTTATATTTTTCTGTTCACATTTTTCCTTGATATCATTACTCAAATATTGGTAACGGTACCATTTTGAAGATGGAAGATTGTAGTTTATGTTATTGTAAGTGATGTAAAGAGATTCCTCCTGGTCATATTTCTTTTCACCATAATCAATCAAATCTTCATCGTCAATCTCTTGAATGGGAGTATTCGTATAATAATCATACACCCTTAATATACGGACCTCCTTATTCGTTTGGTCTACAAAAAATATCACATTAAAGAATTTTTCAATTTCCGTAAGAAATTCATCAACCTTCCATTTAGGAAGTATTCTATTCAGTTGTGACGATTTGATACCATTTACAACAATCAGTCTACAAGCCAGGTCATCATTCAACAATATGTTTTCAACTATCGTATATCCCAATGCTGCAACAACCCTGTCGATACAATATAATAAAAATGGCTGTGTGACCATTTGCGTATTTTCTTTATAGACATACCCATTTCGGGTATCCCATTCAAGTTCGTTATACAACACATCATTTTTATCTGTAAATCCAGAGATGTCATAAGTTCCTCTTTCAGATAGTACCGGACAGCAGACATGGTTGACATTCGGGTAGACTCTGTTCAAATTATTTTGCTCACTAGAAGATACGGTGACATTTCCTAAATCCAATTGCCTAAGGGTCTGTTCTCCTCCGCTCAAGTAATTCAGTTCGCTGTTTCCACCGACTATCTGTATTTTGGCAATATTATCTTCTATCGAAAGGATAACTTCAGTGCCTCTGATAATTTCCATAGGTCCACACATCAGCACCGCAGATCGGTTTGTCGGTCTTTTGGTTACATCCAACCGATTTATTGACTGATAAATCAATCTATTATTGGGATGTGCAAGGTCTATATCCATATCAAAAGTATAATCCCCGTTTTTAGTAAAAAACGGATTTTGAGAATAGAAATCCAATACAAGGTCAGATGGAAGTGCAACTTCTCTACCCTCTATAAAAAGGCGCGTCATATCTTTAATCTTGAAGCATTGTTATTCATTTTCTTAACCAATTTCTGGGCCTCGTTAATACCCATTTTACCTGTTGCCTTGGTATAAGTCAAAATAGGTTCATCCAACTTTTTACTCAATTTTGTTATGACATCATTGGTCTGCCTTAACATGATAATCAAGCCTTCATCCTGTTGGATAATTGTCTGCCCAGGTTCACGATATATTACAGGATTGGACACCATTGAGATATCCGATGCCTTCAAAGATCCGATGGTATTATTACGTTGTGCCTGGTCAATCAGGTCTAGAACCGGTCGGACCTCCGGATTGCTAACAGCATATCGATTGGCTACAAATTCACCTGCATGTACAACTCCACGCGGTTCGTCCCATCGGCCGTCACCGGTATACCCACCGGTATAGAAACTGCCTATCAAAGCTTTTGCCGTTTCAAAAGCCGCTGTAATCAATGCTACCTCACCTGCAGCTTTAGCCAATCCCAAGAATCCTAATGAAGTAATATTTTTTATTTGGGTTTCAGCTATAGAAGCAATCATGATCTTCTGTAATGTTTCAAGTATCAGGTTAACGGTAGCCTTCATATAGTCACCTAAAGTAGCCTCTGAGTCAGTTACCAAATCTGCAAATGTAGTACCAAACTCCTTGCCAATCTCTTGCGCCATCTGTAATGTACTACGTACCTTTTCTTTGTGCTCGTTATAATTCTTTTCAGACTTAGAAAGATTCTGTTTCTCAATCTGTTGTTGTATTTCAGATTTTCTTTTCTCCGAGATCTGAGTCGAGTTTAAAACGTCTTCATAATATTTTCGTTGAATATCTTCTAATTCCTGATAATATTCCTCTTCTGATGAAAGACTATCATAATGCTTCTGAGTAGCTTCCTGAACTTCCAGCTGGTATTGTTTCTCCATCCTGGTAAAAGCTTCTTCGGATGCTTTGTTAGCATCTTCCTGTTCCAACCGGGCACATTCCTCTTTAAACTTGATTCGCATTTCAAGTATTTTCTGCTCGATCTGTTGACGCTTTTCCGGTTCTAGCCCGGCAATGGCCATCATGTTCTCCAGGTGGCGCATCTCAAGGTCTTCCATGAAGCGGGTGTATTCCTGCTGTGTCATCTCGTCACTGGCCAGGTAAGATTTCTTCAGATCTGCTAACTCATCGTAGTAACGTTTATTCTCAGCCGTGACCAAAGGATTCTCTTTGGTTGTATGTGAGCCATCATTTTCGTCAGTAGTCGGTTCCGGATCTGTATCATCATCCGGATTCACTATATCTGGAATCTTATCGATGATATTTTGAAGTTCTGTCCTTTGTTTGGTCAGTGCTTCTATAGCCTGTCTCTGTGCTTTGAACTTGCCATCAAGCCCTTTCATCAAAACACTTCTAGTCGTTTCGTTGATATCCTTGCGTTCCTGAATACGTTTCTTCTCTTTCTCGAACTGCTCATTGTAAGCTATCTCTTCTTTCGTCAGCTTATCTTCAACGATAGCAAGTTCAGCCTGAGCATCCGCTTTAAGATTCTGTTTCTGCCGGTCATTAAGCTTATCCAGATTGTTTGCGCGTTTATTGATACCCACAAAGGCTTCAGATATTTTACTTGTCTTCTCCAGTTCATCATTATAATCTTTTTGAGCATCTTTTGCCTTTTTGGTGTTGGGTATAACATAACTGATTAATGCCGTAGATATTGCTGTAAGTCCTGCAACAACCAATCCAAACGGATTCGCCTTCAGTACCGTATTAAATCCCGTTGTAGTAGCTGTCGCAATTTTAGTCCATGTATTATATGCCTTAGTTGCAATAGTAGATGCGTTTACCGCCACGGTATAAGCCGCAATTGCTGTAGCAGAGGTTATGATAATACCCTTGTATTTAACAAACCAATCAATCAGAACGGGAAGAGTCACAATAATCTTTGTTGTCCATCCCGTCAATGCGGACAATGACGGATTCAACCGTTCCATCAACTCAATCCCAGCATCTTTTATACGATTTCGATACTGAGCCATTTTCGCCTCATTGGTATCGGAGTTGATGGCAGCCTGTTCCATGGCGATGTTGGTATCTGTAACAGCCTCGGTATATTGTTGAACCTTGTCTGCATTATCTATCAGAATGGTAGCCGCTGAGAATGCCTCTTCACCGAACATGGACTGAATCTGTGCCGCTGTCAGAGATTTCTTATTCAGGTTCTCAAGCGCTGTCTGAAGGCCGACCACTTTCGGGTTAGTTTCGTCCGGCCCTGTCTGTAATACCAGGAAAAACTTACGGAGTGCGGTACCGGCCGGTTCCGCCTCCAGTCCTTTCTCCGCCAACATCTGTATAGTACCTTGCAAACCTTCGATGCTGACTCCGGCGCCAGCTGCAGCCACACCTGCATTCTTAATCGCTGCTGCCTGGGCTGACACATCGGCTGCACCTTCTTTGGAACCTGCAGCCAGCACATTCACATAGCGAGCTGCCTGATCAGCAGATTCACCATACATGTTCAAAGATACTGTGGTAGCTGTCACGGCATCCTTCAAATCGATTTTGGCGGCTGCAGCCAAACGCATCGCTTCAATGGTAACCGCGTTCAGTGCTTCCTTGTCCTTCAGCAGCTCCGGTTTCTTGGAGCCGATTAACATATATGCCTGAAGGATTTCGTCGGATGACTGACGGATGCGTAGTCCAGATTCATCCATAGCAGTAGACAGTTGCTCGGCCTGTTTCGTAAGCCACTGGATAGATTCATCATCCAGGCCGGTCAAAGCCTTCAGCTCTGCCTGGGAGGATTCCTTGGAGTCGCGGTTGTTGCGAAGGGTATTCAGGGCCATAGATACCCCCGTGATGGTGGCTGCACCCGTCGCCAACAAACCGCCCCATTTAGCAAAACCGTTGTTGAAACGGGACAACCATCCTTCTGTCTCCTGTACTTCAGTCTTTATCTTCTGAAGTTCGGCTGTCACCAGTTTGGCTTGTTGCTGGTAGTATTTCCACTCTGCAGAACCTCGCTTAATATGCCCGCTGTTCAGCTGCCGGTTGATGGCTGTCAGGGTAGCACGAAGTTCTTTAGGCGTGGCTTTGTCGAGGTTATTCATTACCTCGGTAAGCGCCGTAGTATCTTTCTTCAGCGTCTTAATCTGGGCCTCCGTTTTCCGAAGCTCGGACGTAACCTGCTTGATTTTAGATGTATCACCGGCTTGGTAAGCATCTGCCAGCTCCTTTTTTAATCCGGACGCAATCGTTTCCAGATTCTTGAGTTCCTGCTTTGCTTCTTCACCGTTTACGCGGACCTCGACGGTTGCTACCTGGTCTATAGCCATATTATTTCTTGTTTAAGATTACACGAATTTTGTATACTGCAAACAGCACAAAGAGAATAAGCACTACGATGGTGAATACCATGCAGAACTTCTGCCATGGGGTAAGCCTCCTTTCTACTTCTATCGTCTGCACTGATTTTTGAATGATTGTACTGTCTTTTCCTGGAATGAATACCGTATCTGAAGGTACCTTGAAGTCTGCCATCAGGTTACCCATGGAATCCAGTTTGAACCGTAGACGTGCGTTTTCGGACTGTGCCATGTCCAACCAGGAAAGGACGATGCGACCGTTCGAGTCGCATTCCAGCAAGGCCCGGATGGATGCGGAATCAGCCGGGCGGAATACCGGCACCAGTTTGTCATGCACGATAATCTGTGTGTGACTACCTGAAGTAAGGTGCTTCCCGGATTTACATCCGAGAAACACCGAACCACACACAAAGAAGAAAAAAAGTATGATTAAAGCTCTCATAACAATGCCCATCCTTTTTCTACATCTGCCATTACAGCCGGTATACCATTCTCCACCAAGGAAATTGCGGCCGCAAACGCACACATGGTTATCTTGTCATCCACATCCGGGACGTAGCTTGTCGGTACCTGCATCTCATTACATACGCGTGATATGTAGCCTGATGTATTGTTTTCGTTTCTAGGTGCCCAGCGGCTGATGAAGTCGGCAATCGTCTGACATCCGTATTTCCGACGGTAGTTCTGTAGTAATTTAATCAATGCCCGATAGCCGTGTGCCATGTCTTCGAACTCTTCAAAGGAGTTGTCTTTCTTCTTGTTTGCAGGAACTTCACCCTGCCAGTCTGTTGCATCTGAATTGCGGATATTACCTGGATTATTATTCCGCAATCCTCGTGGTAACTTTTTCATCTTTTAACCTCCTCTTTTATGGTTTGTATAATTTTCTTGGCTTCTTCCGGTGACGCACATTCCATGATCCTTACAGCCATGTCCGCTACTTCTGCAGCATGGCTTTTTTTCTTCCGTAGATTTTCAACTATTGACCAGCCTTCCACAATCAGTACTCCCAACGTACCTATTACGGCTCCATACGGCAATGCATACCACGGGAAACATAAACCAAGTATGTCTATCAGAATAAAGAAAAGGACCAGCCTGAAGTAATCCACTATTTTCATCCCCGTTTTACGCAAAGGCTTACTACGGATTTTTTCTTTGTTTGCACGTGCGGCATCAATTCCTGTCCACAAATCCAATAAACAAGCAACGCAAATCAATATACAACAGACAAAAATGATAGCTATTCCAGCCCGTAAATCTTGCGTGATAAATCCTACATATTTCTCCATGTTCTTAAGTGTTTTTCCAAATGTATTGTCACCCAGGCTGGCATAAAAAGACAAAGCCCTACAAAATATATCTTGCAGGGCTGAAGTCATAAATGGTTTATTTTTAATGATTATAAACTTACCGAACTAGGGGGCAATTATGTCATCCAATATTTTTTTTAACGCTATATTAATTGAATATGCATCTTGTGTATTAATTGGTAGCTCGCCAAAGTACTCTTTATCCTTTTTGCAAACAAAATAAAGTTTATCATCGAATTCGTAGGTTGCAAAATACCAACCAACATTTTCAATAACACAAATTTCTTCTGTTATAACCTCTTCATTATTAAGAGTTAATGTACTTAGTGCAGAATAAGTTCTACCTATTCTTTTAATCGTATTTAGAAGATATAATTTGTCTTTATATGTAAATATCCAAGGTCGTACATTACCGTCACGTATCTTTGTTACTTTACCCCATTTACATTTTACGAAATCGTAAGAAGAAATCAATAGAAATGGGATTCCAGGATATTGCCTACAAGCAACATATAATCTATTATTATATACTTTAACAGACGTTTCTGACGCTCCATTGTAATTGAATGGCATCGTCAAAAATGTATTAAAATTAACATAGTCATTGGTTCTTACTATAAGACCATTGTTTGAATTTCTTCCCTTACCAGCTGCTATCATAACAGCATTATAAAAATATCCGTCATATTCGGTAAATCCTGACACCATTTCTATAATCGCTCCTTTATTATAGTCTGATAGACTTAAAAGTCCATAGTCCTTATTAACTTTATTGACCGATTCGTATGAAAATTCACTACCATCCAGCGTACATAATTCCCAGTCAGATAATATAGATTCAGATATGTTAAATGTCCTGTGGAATTCAATAGCATTTTCGGTTTCATTTGTTATAAACATTGCATAAATATGTAATATATTACTATCATATTTATCAACAAGGATATTTGGATCCCAGCCTGTTGATTTTGCAGTATATCCCTCACATATAATATCTCCTAACTTACCCAATTCATAATGTTTTATGTTACTATCTACCAACTTACTATTGTAATCTGATATTGAAAATGAAGCCAGAACTATCTTAGATGTACTACTGTATAAATCTTCAGAAGAAACTGTATTTTGAAGGAACACAGAATATACAATACCATCAACAATTTGTATTTGTCCTTCATGACCGAAGACAGCCCCTTTTTCTGTAATAGGTATAACAGAATTTCTTGCCAACTCAGAAACATTGATTGTATTATATATTTTTTGCATTATATTCCAACTATTGTAGTCAGCCCAATTCATATATAATCCTGAATTTTGTAATAACATTTCATCAGGGATTATCATGTTTTCATTGTATGGCTTTATGTCAATACAAGGAATACCATTGTTGTTAATTTCTGTCCCAATTCTTATGTATGCAGTATCTTCTCTTAATTTATAATCTTTAATAACCGTATATCCTTCCGATGAAAGAAAATTATAGTTTTTGTCATATTGACATATTCTGACCGTATTACCATTATAATTATATACTATAATATCTTTCTTATCTAATACCGGAATATAATTGGGTATAACCCAGTTTTGTTTACTATTATCCAAAGACCCATTCGAACTTAAGTTCCCTAAAATCCAAGTATTGTTGTCGATTTTATATGGATATTTATGCTTTGTAAGTGTAAAACTTTGTATATCATTTACAAGTAGCTCTTCACCTTCTTTATAGTTTAAAAGCCCCAATAATATTACTACATAATAAGCATTATCCGGTGATGTAATTAGTATGTTATTAATACCATAATCTTTTCGTTCAATAAATTTTAAGTTTCTGTCGTAAAAGGCATAAGAAAAAGTAACTTGCTTTGTCTTATTTTTTAGAATCAATTTAATCTCGTATGTATTATTTGGTTGAATTGATATTTTGTTTGATAGTATATTGACTGTGTTATATTCAACTATCCCTTCTCCTTTTTCATTATTCGGTTTTAAATTAGCATTTATAATGGTATAGTTATCTCCTATTGAAATACTGTCATCCCATTCTTTTACGTGTATTTCCGGATACTCTTTACCCGATGTCATCTCAACACTGATTCTAATATACGTGGTCTTTTCGTCTAGATATAAATCTTCTATTAATGTATAATAAGTACTAGCTTTAATAAATTCATTATTTTCATCATATTCTGCAATTCTAATAGGGTTGTTATATTTGTTAAAAAAAGATATATGTTTGCTAGAACCAATATATATTTTACTCAATAGGAAATAATTATTAATGCTATCATCTAACCTCCCGTTTGAGTTTAAGCTTCCCAAAATCCATGTTTTATTATCAATAAATAAAGGCGTATTTTTATTTTGTAATAAAAGAAAATTAACTTCACTTACAGATATATTTTCAGTATCGTAATTTAGTAGACCTATTGATATTACTACATAATAAGCATTATCCGGTGATGTAAACTCATAATTACTAGTCTCATAATATTGGCTTCTATTGATAAATTTTAAGTTTCTGTCGTAAAAGGCATAAGCGAATGTTAATTGCTTATTAGTATCTGTTGAAAGGACTATATTATATCTTGTATTTGGTTTAATTTGTAATCTTTTGCTGGATACATTTGTTGCATTTTTTACAATATCTCCTGTTAAACTATTTATATTTCCTTGAATCAATATATTATCGGTTAATATCTCTGAGGACAATTCGCTCAGTTTCTCATCCCGTTGCTTCAGTTCTTTATCTGTCGCTGTCTTATCATAGTAATCTTGTTCCAGCTTATTGAGGTGTTCCAACATCTGTGTTCCGATGCGGGTCGCTGTATTCTGCTTGTTCGTTTTCTCGTCACGAATCTGTATAGCCAGCTGCTTTAGTTCTTCGAAAGTTTTTGTTGCCATAATATCTTCTTTTTTACGAAGTAAACTTACCGTAGTAGATTTCAAAAAGACATCAAAAAGAATACTTGTTCTTATTCTTCCAATGAGAGCCCCAAAGACGATTTCTTAAGGACGTCCCTCTTATTCTCTCGTTATATTGAATGGCATCAACAATCAATCCACAAAATTCTTCAGAATACATGTACGCCATCTGTTCCTTTAATACCATAACTGAAGCATAATACGGACGTGAGAACCATTCTCGTGGATACCTCGTTTCACCCGAAGTATAACCACCTCCCCAGCCTGGGCCTCTTTTTCGTGGAATATCCAGCCTATTTTCCTCTCGATATCTATAATCCAACACCTCAAGGTAACCTTGATTACCTCTTTTATATCCAACTCCAGTACCGCAATCCTGGTATATACCATACTCCATGAATTTGTGCTGTATGGTCGCAAAATCTGTTGATCCTGCTACATTCTCAGTAATCTGCCGATGCAAAGTATATGTATCTATTACGTGCAATCGTTCTATCTTCTCACGCCAGATATTTACCATCATCTCAGACCATGCATTCATGTATTTTAAGCGATCTTCAGGGGTGGCATTTTCTGCCATTTTCCGTTTCTTTTCTGAATCAAGACTGTGCCATCCTGTATTCATTCCATGCCATCCTCTAGCCATCCCACTCGTCCTCCTTGTAACATAAATCAGTCGGTTCTGTCAGCTCAACCATGAAATATAAGCCCGTGCATCCGGAAATGAAATACTCTCCAAGCTCACGGGCATAGATACGTGACACATTCAGGAAGGATAAATCCAAATCTTCGTAGATATACTTGTCACGGATCATGCGGGAATGGAACTGTCGGAAGAGCTGACGGCAGATGTCCAGTTTCTCCGCCCGGTCGGTCATGTCATCGTATTTGTACCGGATAAGAAGAAACACCGTGAAGGTACGTTTCTTGAACCAGCCACCCCCGATTTGTTCGACGGCAGCATCGTTGGTATCATCGATGCAGATAAAGGCAGACCGTTTACGGAAGTTATCGAGTACATCCTGGAGTGAATTGATACCACTGCAGGAACATGGGAAGAATGTGTTCGACTTGGCCAGCTTATTCTTTTCTGTCAGTTCCGTGAAATAAGTATGGCCGTCAAAGAATCTAGTTGTGTCCATTTTTCTGTTTCGATTTGAATTCTTGAATATCGTGTGCTTTTGCATCCAGTTCTGTCAGCGCCCGCCAGCAGTCCATCTGCAGTACTTCCTTCTCTTTCGTCACATCGCCGCCGGTCAACGCCCGGATCTGGGCGTTCATCGCGCCCATCAGGTCGGGCACTTCCGGCTGATCAGCGTCATCCATCCGTTGAAACGGTTGAAAGAAATGAGGAAAAAGCGAAGCGAAATACAGTTTGATGCTTCCCCACCAAAGAAATATGGAAACCAGTTCATATCCCTTGATTCGAGAGAAGGCAGCTTTCAATGAACCCCTGAAGCCCGGTTTCTTTTTATAGAGGAAGCCATACAAGGATTTAAGTTGTGATACATCCTGAGAATACAGATAGCCCTGGTAATGGTTCTCACAACACAGGTAGTCTTCAAAACTCAATCCGTGCAGCTTTGCATCGATGGCATACCGGCCGCCTATCCTGTCCAGCCGGACGGGATAAGCGTTGGGCTCGGAGATGAAATCAATCTGCCGGAGGAAACTGCGCACCTGCCAGTCCTGAAGGATGAACCTCAGTTTCTTACGCCAGTTCAGGCGGAAGGTGCAGAGCCATCCTCCTTTCACTCGCTTCCGGACACGGATGCCAGTGAATCGCATAAAGACGTAGGTCTTTGCCTTGACCGGAGAAAACAGGGTAATGACCAGGAACACATACCGAAGCTGTTCCTGGTTGAGCTGCTGCCATGCCGTAGGAAACCGGAAATCGAGTACCCTACCCGAAAAAGTATGTGGAATCTTCCTTTTCATTTCGGTAAGTTTCAAAATGTTTGACCTTATAAGCTGCCGAATCCTTGTAGCTGACAAATACCTCCACCTTGGATTCCGCATAGTTCTCGATGCGCTCCAGCATACTCTTTGCTGCCGGCCAGTTCTTGGCGATGCAGAAACCGATGAACTTACACATGTAGTCGGCCATGGCGGACTCCTCTTTGGTGAAAGCGTTGTGCCGTGCCTGTTCCAGCATGTGCTCGAAGAACTCAGCCGATACGTGCTGCATAATCTTCTCTTCAGCCTGATACATCCTTGTCCGGAGCTCAATCAGTTTGGAGCGATGAACGTCTGCTGACGGGAAATCGGCGTACAGCTTCAACTGTCTGGCCGTATAAATCAGGTTGGGAATATTCACACGGGCCAATGCGGTATCCGCCCAGTCGGTACCGACCAACATCTCCAGGCATCGGTCATAGGTATCTTCGTAAGCATTTACGACCTGCTGCAGCAGGTTCTTCACTCTGTCTGCGGAAGCCGGAGCCAGATTTTGGTTAGAAACAACGCCAAACCCCGTTGGGGTAAGAACCAAATCCAGCTGAGGTATCTGTTCGGCATACGTGCGCAAGCAGATAAGTTTCATCACACAAGCTTCCAGTCCCGGAACCTTGTCCATATTGTCGGCCGTATCACCAAGCAGTTCATTCCGCAGCTGAAGCTCCACATCCTGAAGATGCGGTGAAATCATATCGAACACTTCAGATGTGGAGTTCGTGGCCGATGATACGATCTGTTCGAATTGTTCTTTAGTTATTATCATCTGTCTGTGAAATATGAGAGGTTTTTACTTTTGCATCCGTATTCTGGTCAAGGGTAGTAAGCAGCACCATGGGAACATCCGGATATACTTTCTCACTCCAGCCATTATATTCTATCACGATGTTGTGAGGGATATTCATCAGGTCATGGAAAGGTATCTCGAGAGCCTGCTTGAGCGTGAACAGTTCACGTTTATCCGAACCGGAGTTGTTACTCTGACTCTTGCCAGGCGTAGCGCCTACCAGATTCGGATGGATGTTGTCGCCGTAACAGGTGATATTGCTGGCTTCCTGGATATCCTCGCTCCAGTCGCCTCCCTCCTTCCCGGCCTCGATGACATTGATTCGTACCATCTTCACTTCCCGTCCATTCGGATCAATGTAATAACCGGTAATCCATACCTTCCCGGAGTTCTCGATACCGGAAACGAAGTTCTTGATATTCTCCTTTTCCTTTTTGATGCGTTCCAGCTTCTTCAGCGGTTCCGTGATATGCTCTTCAGCACAGATGTTACTCCAGTAATCCTTATGTACCTCGACCTGGTACTTTACACTGGCATGATTCCGGAGCTTTGCCTTCTTGCCTTTTCCTATCAGCCGTTTGATGTCGTACCAGTCTCCCCGGAAAATGCTGGTGTAATACGGTATGGGATAGTATTGGAATCCCGGAGTAGGGAAACGTACCAGAATAGCGAATTTCCGCTCACCGGTTCTTACTCTGGTCTCGCCATCACGTCCAGGTTCCCGCCCCATCAACACCATAAGTTCCCCCATCGGGTCGCGCGGGTCGAGCAGGCGGATCACTTCATAATCACCTGCAGCCAGTGTCGTATTGCTCCGGTAGTTCGCATAGATCACATGGTTGATTTTGCCGTTCTTGGCTTTCTCGAAACGGCAGTAGCAAGCCTCCTTATGTACAAGCCGGTTAATCTGTTTCCCGTCCTTGGACAGGATGATTACCGACACACAGAAAAAGAAATACTTCATGTCGGTGGCCTGCTCGAGCTGGAATGTCGGAAGGCTATTCCGCAGCATCCATCTTCTGATTTCCGGATGCCTGGTCGGCTTCTCAGTATCCACGTCCATGTACTTCAGACCGGCACCGTAACAGGTGATGACATTAAACAGCTTATTCTGACTCATCACCTCATCCACTCCAATCATCTTGATAATCTCAAACGGCAACTGGTTGTCTGTCCCGAAATTGACATACGCCATGCCGTTCCGTCCAGGAACCGGTGTCGTCTGAATATCCGCGTCTTCATCAAATACCAGACTACTGTCTGTCACGGAAGCCATTTCTGTAGCCACATTCGAAACCTCGATATTAAAAATCTCCCCTGGTATGAATGCGGCATCGTATTGTGAAGTTGTTTTGTCCATAATCGTCGTTTATAGGTAAATCGTCATGTTGTTGATCTCGAAGAGCGTTATATCCCGGAAGCTGCGTATCAGTCCGGAGTTCGGGAGACGTACCCGATGTGTACCGCCCCGCCAATGGGAGCCTATACAGATTGCTCCCTTGTACTCCAGGATGTCTCCTGTACTGAGTTTCCAAAGCTTCAGGTTACATGGCTTCCCAGACTCGAGCAGCCTTAATGCGTCTTTGATATGTATTACGTTCATAGGCTTTAATTGTATGTGTCATCGAATGAGTCATCGAATATGTCCGGCAACAACGTCATACGCTGCTGGCATCGGGATGCATGGATATAAGTCACCGTAAAGGAGAACAGCCCGTCATCGGAATCGTTCCGGTCCGTATCACTTTCGATGATTGTGACCGGAATATCTCCGGAACTATCCATCAGGTAGACTTCGCAAGACCTTGCCACGTCATCAGCCAAAAGGAACATCGATTGCGGGATGAATCCGGTACTGACCGTGTGCTTGCGCTGCTCGTCCACATGATAGGTTCGATACCGGCCGCTGAAGTAGGCGGCGCTGCGGGTCAGTTCCGGCTCCACCGTTTCTCCCCCCGCAAAATAGAATGTCTCGAGCACACCGAACGAGTTACGGAATTTCAGTCCCACTGTTTCCGGCTCCCCATGATCTACCCGGAAAGTCAATCTTCTGGCACCTGCCAAAACGGTATAACGCAAAAGTCGGTAGCCGGACTGGGTGAACCGGGAAGGGGACACATCTACGGACCGGATGCCGTAATCGGCCACGTTACCCAGGGAACGGGTGGAGGAAAGCAGCTGGTTCTGCTCATTGACGAAGATACATTCTACCGTTATCGGGATGGTGGTACCTCCGGAAGCCAGTTTACCGGTAGTCAGATACAGCGTTTCCGTGCGCTCAAACGAAGTCACCTTGTCACGTCCGGCCAAAGCTGTCAGGAAATAACCGTTTACAAAATCATCCGCCGAACAGGGGACAATGTGCCGGCATAACAGGACAATGAAGGATTTGTTGACCGCCGTTTCTCCGGAAGCGGACAGGGAATAGCTAAACTGCAGCAGCTGGGAGGAAAGTAGATAAGGTTCCATCAGCGAGAACAGGTCCAACACGTTGATTTCTTGGTTCGAATCCGGTGTATAGGTTTCCTGCAGGATGACAGAACTCTCCTTCTTCAAGGTGAACGTCACCTGTTTATCCGCTCCGATGATGAAATTGTCCAACTGCGAAGACAGTACAAAATCCGGTATATCTTGTTTGACAGTAAGCATTTTCGTTGTTTTTCTCAAAGATATACGGATGCAGAAAGGGCTAAAAAGACAAAAGGCGCAACGCTATCCCAGCGCCACGCCCTCCTATAAAATGTAGAAAAAAATATCAATGTTCCATCAGGATCCATGCCGGCCGGTTGTCCGGTGACAACCCCACCTCATAGCCCAATTCATGCAGGTGTCTGGCGATGTCATTGATGCCCATCTCCACCATATCGGCCAGTTCATCCTGGATCTGCTGTGTCGTCTTGTATATCACCCGTTCATCGCCGGGTTTACCGGGCAGATAATGCTCCAGGTACCGGATGAGTATCGTTTCGTCAAATTCAGCTTTCTTGTTCATCCGAAACCTCCTTTCTGTCATTCAACGCCAAAGTAATCATCTGCTGAAGTTCTATCAGTTCCTCACGCACACAATACAGTATCTGTTTCTTGTAAAACTGGATAGAGAAGCATTCATTGAAGACCTTACCATCTTCGTAGACCACGGTCTTTTCTATTCTGTAAACTGACTTATCTGCCATACCGCTCCGCTTTTTTAAGTTGACCAACAGACAGACCGAGCCACAGCGTAACTGCAACAGCCGCCAACGGATGGGCGAATACGGTACCGATTAAGAGAGCGAAGGAAATCACCAGCTGCCAGAACAGCAGGGCACGGTAGTTAGTAACCTTTTCCTCAAGCAGGAAAGTAAAGAACCGGTTCTCTTTTTTGAGCCATAACGATATACGGCTTTCTTTTGCCTGGCGTACAGGCAATGCGATTTGATTTTTCATTCTTGTAGTGCTTTAAAATGAAACAATATGTAGGTTAATTACGGGAAAGGAAACAAAAAAAGGTTCCGCTTTCCCGTTGCACTACACCTGAAACAGGCAGTGGGCGCATTAACGCTCCACACGGGGGTCGGAACCTTATGGGTATATAGCAAAGCTATGGACATAAAAAATGCCCGCAGCAAAGTATTGGCGAGCCATCGTCGCCTGTTTCAAATGTAGTGCATTGCAAATGTATGTTTTTGTTTTGAATTAGCAAAAGAAAAAGCGGAAACTTTTTGGAGTTTCCGCCTTTTATCGAGTCTTTGAGTCATGTTCTTGGTACTTCCTTATAAGTACCGCAGTACTGTCGCGGAAATACTGCGATACTGGATAAAAAGAGTACTAGATAAGGTTATCATTCGCCTTTTATGGATTTCACTAATTCGTCTTTTGCTTCTTTACGCATTTCGGTTTCCAATACATCATAGGCTAATAAGACATCTTTAATCGCCTTTATTTCTGTAGTAGTTAAGTTTCGTGTTTTAGTATATTTCCCACTCAAACGCATTTTTATGCTCTTACCGTTAACCATCTTCTTTAAGAATGCAAGTAAATCATCACTCACACGAACATCTATCCATTCCCATACTCGCGTATCATTCTCAGTCTGTTTCTCTCTGTATTTATCAAAAGGTATATTAAATGTGTTGCCATCATACGACAGATAAGCGTATTCAAAGAAAATCCAATCTTCACCTTCGTAAGACATCCTCAATCTTAACCAAATACTACCCTCATTTTGGCCAATATATATTGATGTATAATTGGTGTTTGTATAATGCATGAAATATGGATTTTCATACCAAGTAATGTGATTTATATCATCATATTTTTTCCTGAGCTTACTAACAGCCTGCAATCTAGCTTTTTTCTCTTCTTCTGCTTTCTTGAGCTGTTCAGATTCATATTTAGAAACCAAATCTTTCACCTTAGTATATTCCTTGGACTCAGGGTGATATTTTTCCAATTTACCCTTAATGGATTTAAGCTCATAAATATTACCAGCTTTGTACAACTCATCAATGTTTGAGCATAACTTTTCCGGACTGTTTCTGTATCCTTCAAGCTCGGGCATTACACTATTCAACGAATCTCTCAGCAACGTAACTTCAGATGTCAAACTTTGAATCTTTTTCTCTAATTCCCCATTATTGCAAGACAACAAAACGCCACAGCATGGAATAAGAATGAAATGTTTTACTTTCATAGACTATTTAATTTATTCATAATATTACACAGTTCATCCTCGTAAATGAGTCGGATATCCTTTCCTCTAGCCTTAAGCTCTTCAATTTTCTTGAGCTTTGAAGGTCCGGCGCCCTCTCCGATGATGACAATATTAGTCTTGCCGGAAATCGTTGTATTTATGTCAGCTCCAAATGATTTTAGAATAGAACCGAGTTCATCACGGTCCGGATAAGCACAAAAAGTACCTGTAATCACCACCTTCTTCTGGAAAAATATCGTATCCTTATTTTCAACTTCATCACTTGACAAAGGCATCAGGGTATCATGTTCATACTTGCGCGCCTCCTTATTAGCCATCACTTCCTTCAGGCTGTAGTGCGCCTGATCCATTGAAATCCGTCCATTGTAACAAAGATACAGTTTGGCACAAGCTTCAGCATCGGCCAAAGCATCATGATGATTGGACAATATGATTCCGTTTTCCTCGCAACAAGCCTTCAGACCTTTTCCATACAAATCCAAAGTATCAACGTAATTTTCCAGATTCAACCCGGTCAGTCCATAATACCCCATGCAGTACCTGAAGACATTGATGTCTGTGGAACTGTTATGACAGACTATCGGAAGATCCTCAATGAGGGATTGTATCAAAGGGAACAGTTCTGCGAAAGTGGGGGCATCGGCTACCATCTCATCTGTCAGTCCGTGTACATGGGTATTACGTTCAGTCCGAGAGTCAGGTATGGGTTTGATAAGTGAATAGAGCTTCTGACTGATAACCCCGTTATGCACTCTTACCAACCCTATTGAACATGCACTTGTTAGCTCCGGTGTCATGGTTTCAAAATCTACTGCAACAAAATCCAGTGTTTCCATAGTATGCGTTAATTTTTGATATAAAGATTATAGCGCAAATGTAATAAAAGGTTAAGAGGGAGGCAAAAATTCGACAAAAAAAGGAGCTCTTTCAAAAGGCTCCTTCTATTTTTCAGTCAAAGTAAAGTGTTGAATTAAACAGTGACTGACATAAATTCTACGTATATCTCAATCTTCGTTCTTTTTTATCCGAAGCAAATTCAGTGAAGTTTTCCTTGGAATCCGGCAGTTTTTAGAGAATACGATATATTCTGTTCCCATACCTACGGTTGCTGCACTATAATTCAGATTATATGTAAACATCCGATAATCTTTATAAAGTTCACGGATAAAGGTGTGTTTATCATAAGTAACCACCCATTTAGCGACATCAATAGTCGATATTGCCTGAAAAATATCACGATGATCACCCTCATCGTAATAGTTCATGTACAAACCTTTTCCTTTCTTAAAATAAGGAGGATCAAAATAGAAGAAAGAATGTTGGCTTAGTTTGTCTTTAAGAGAGTGCACTAAGTCTACGGCATCCATGTTATGGAGTTCAACCTTATCAGAAAAGCTAGCGATATCAGTAATACGATTGATAAGGTCTTTTTTATTATACCGTGCATCAATCAAAAAATTACCCGTTTGTTCCTTACCTCCAATAACCCCCCCCTTAATGATACCAGACCTATTTGTCCTATTCAAAAAGAAAGTAGAAAAGCCCAATGTCAACAGATCCTCATTTTCCTTATTCATCTGGATTTCTCTCTGTTTATACCAGGTTTCCATGGATACCGGTGTATTCTCAATCATCCTACAGAGGGCATCAGCCTCATGGAGTACCGAATACCAAAAAGCGAACAGTGAGCGATCCTTATCATTGATTACGGCCTTATTGATAAGATTATTCATCAACAGATACAACGCGACAGATCCTCCACCTACATAAGGCTCTATATATGTCCCTCCTATCAAGTTATTCTTCTCGAACAACTCGACAAAAAAGGTGGATATTTTTCCTTTTCCACCTGGATAACGTAGGGGAGAATAATACTTCATATCTTCATTTTGCCGCAAAGGTAAGATTAATTTCAATTAAAATCATCAACGCATGCACTAATAATTTCCGAAAGCCAATGCTGAATCCGAGTAAACAAATCATCATCTAAAGAGTCCGGCAAACAATCCATTATCCTACACCTGTCAAAAAATATACCACCATTTCTATACAATTCTTCCCATCCTTCTTTACAAGACGCTGCCACAAAAAACATTCTTATAGGAGGTACAAAAGGATTTAGCGTTGTATAAGAACCCAAAAACGCCATTGGATTCATTTGAGAGACATAATCTTCCCAAGAACTACCAGTTTTACATTGTCCCATACCTATAAATTGACTGGCTCTTTTATCGGAAAAGGGTTTCCACACTACTATATCAAGTTTACCATCCTTTTGCCGTCTCTGGCTACCAGCAGGTTCCTTATATTCCCCCCCTTCATTCAACTCCGCTAAAAGCCTTTCCACTTTTTCTTTAAAAGATAACCGGCCATCAGATCCAGTACCAAAAATCATAGATTTAGTATTGCTACCAAAATAAGCTTTTGCTATGATTTCAGAGATTTCTTCAAACAATAATGTTCCATCTATACCATCCATAACACGTCTACTACCCATATTCCATAATGTAGCAAACAAAAGGTATGAATAGATGCTGAAATTCAAAGAAGCATTATCTTCTAAAATTATGGACCGATATTCAACCCTAAATGGATATTTCTGATTGCATCTCCTCTTTCGACTTTCAATTTCTTGTAATGCTTCTTCCAATTTAGTCATAATTCGGTCATCATCATCAACAATCCCCTCAAAATCTAGTTCATCAGAACCACCAGACATTGCACTACGAGCTGATAATAGTGAATACGAATGACTATCACTTAAGATACAACGAGCTTCTAGAAAATCAGCAATATCTGTTATGCTAGATGTAATACCAGGTACTTCTATCATAATAATTTTTAAATTTATTCAGAAATGCGTTTTTTCTTTTTCTTTCCTTCTTTTTCTTGCTGAATTTCTTCAATACTACTATATAATCTATCCGCTGTGTCAGCTACTGTTCCACACAATTTTAAAGTCTCCATATCACCCTGATAGTAAGAAATCTTGGATAAAGCTTTCTGTAAAGAAACCTTAGCATCTACTAATGATTTATATAAAACATCACCACCATCCTGACTTAAATCATATGCAATTGACAAATCATTTTTAGAACGCAATGCCGCAGTTGCTTCACGATTACGAAGAACACTGTTCAATATCTTCAAATCCGGATTTTGACTCTCTACCACAGGTCTAATATTCTTTGAATCACTTCCATATAACCAAAACATTACATCTTCAAGGTGATCAAGCTTATCATGAGGTACGATACTTTCTGGATTATCTGTTCCTTTTAAACCTAAATATTCCTGATAACCTTCGTATCCTAAAGCTGTATATATATGAGAGAAAAAGACTCTTTTATGATAAACATCCCCTATTTTAAAGCTTGTCTCTTTATCAGCCTGTTGTAAAATCATTAAACCTTGATATAGTTTAAGAACTGTTTTATTTGCATCGCCAATCTGTTGTGCAATATCCTCTAAAGAAATACCAAAGTCATTATGTACAGATGCTATATATTGAGCTTTAGCGTATGATCCCCATTTGGCTGCGCCATTCACATGCTTAAATCCAATGTATCTCCATGCTTCTTCTCTATTTGCTAAGACAATAACCGGCAAATTTGTTTCCAATTGTTCACACAATTGATCAGTTATTTTAGATTTAAACTTTTTCATCCCCGAATTATTAATTATATCCGGATTTAAAATAGCCTTAACTGCAGCCAAACGACGATTACCTTCAACAATAACCAAGACACCATTTTCTATGACTGCGTACATAGCTTCATTTTCAAAGAAACCATGAGCCAATATAGACATAACTATTTCATTAACAGCCATTGCATCCCAAAGAATATTTATTATTTCAGTATCTGAAGTTTTGGGTGTTATTTGGAACTCTACCAATCGAGGGTTCTTATAGTCAAAATGTAATTGTTCTGCTCTATATCGTTTTATCTCAGCCATATACTATATCATAAAAAGATGAATCATACTATATTATAAAAATAAGTACACGGTCTCCCGCATACTTATTTTATAAGTTATAGCAAATATAGATATAAATATCTATAACCAAAAGAATAAATGCATTATTTTATTATGGTTTAGACACCTGTCAAACCATCCATATTCGCCGATTCCAGGCGTAGAAAACCCATACCTCTGACCCTGCCGCCCGATTTTGCCGCCAACGAAGTGATGAAGCGGTAAAATCGGGCGGCGGGCGGCAGTTACGCTACCCACCTCCCTAAAATGCTGCTACAGCCATTTGCAGCCCCTACAGACGTCCCTCGTCTGCATAACTGAAATAATCCCCGTCAGCATAGACCAGGTGGTCCAACAAGCGGATATTCATCACTATGGAAGCCTGCCTCAGACTTTCCGTCAGTCGGTTGTCGTCGTTACTCGGCCGACAGCTACCTGACGGATGGTTGTGACAAAGTATCATGGCGGTGGCATTACACTTCAAGGCTTCCGCCATAATTACCCTTATATCCACCTGTGTAGCCGTCAGACCTCCTACAGAGATACGCTGTTTGCGGATGATACGGTTAGACTGGTTCAGAAAGATACTCCAGCATTCCTCTATTTTCAAATCATGCATACAGGGAGTCATCACCCGATAAATGTCCTTACTGCTTCGGACAACCTCCGCATTCACCTTTCGCTCCGCAAGTCGTCTGTAAAGTTCCACTACGGCAAGCGCCATGTCACGGCGTGCCGGTGTCAGTTTCTGACAGATGTCCTCTATCGTCACCTTATCTTCCTGTACCAGCATACGTTCCACCTCTTTCGATGCCTTTTCGCTGTTAGTAATCCGATAGACTACCTGCGCATCCGACAGGTGTCTGCATTCTCCACAAATTTCAAACAAATCTCTCATAACAAATCGTTTTATATCAGTTCAACAATAAAGTTCTACCCAAGAAAAAAGCACCGACAACGGAAGCTCCGAACGTTTCCAGCCTACAGGCAAAGCGAGCGTATGAAAAGCCCAAGGTCAACACGTCATCAAAAACCAGAATCCGCTTACCCCGAAAGAAATCCGTATCGAAATCAACCGTCTGTACATTCTGCACCCGTTTGCCCGATTTGCTTTCGTGTACGGCAAGACGTTCGCCCGATACCTTGATATGGTCGTAAGCGTTGACGGCTCCCGTCAGTCTGCACACCTCTGCGGAAAAGTCCCTGTAACGGATTTCGTTCTTCGCTCCGCTGCTTGCCGGAATGCAGCAGAACACGATGTTTTCCGCTTCCTTTCCGAAAGTCCGTACCATCTTATCGGCAACCAATCGAGCTACCTGCAAACTGTTTCTGCCCTCCTTGAATCCCCAAATCAACCGACGCACATCCCAGTCATGAGGGGAAACCTGCCTGTAACGGGTAGGCAAGTAATCGAAGAAAGCATACATCAGCTTGCTCCATTGTCGTTCAAATGCTTGGCTATAGGTCTTCATATCGGTAGGTCTGTAAGTTATTCTGGTGCCGAGCCCGGGAGTTGAGCCTTTTACCCTGCTCTTCCTGCTCTGAGCTTTTTTTTATTCCGTTCGCTTTCGCTGCGGTTTGTTTTCGCCTTTTACACCTGCCTCAAAAGGTGTTCTGAGGCGTATAAAGACAAGTTTTCCGGAAAAGCGGAGCCTAGAATACGACCCTGAAGGGGTGGAGATTTTTTCAGGAACCCGTCTTGAACTTGGCATACGAATCAGAACATTTACCTTTGCAGGTACAAAAGGCATAAACCGTAGCGGAAGTGATACCGAAATGCGGGCGAGGAGCAGAAAAGAAGAGCAGTCAAACAATCCATAGCCTCCGGCTATACCGCCAGTAGGGAGAGCAACGGGGCGGGTGGGCCGCTGCGTGAACGCCATCACAACAGACAGAAAGACTAGCGAGTGTCTTTCTACCGCTACCGAGGCTCCATGGCAAAGGTCGGTCAGGATGCCTGCATACCGTCAGAACGGCCTTTGCCATGGAGTCCAGCAGCCTATTCTCCAACTGATTATCTCCATTATCCTGTCCGTATCTGCCTGTTTTCTTCAAAATTTCCGCTTCTCCGCAAGAAAACCCGCACATTAACAAGCATTTCGCCATGAAACAACCCGCATTTTATGCGGAAGTCGGGAATCCGACCCCCCACCGCCCTACGCCATAACCGCTAATTAGCCATCTAAAAAAAGCGGAATATGTAAGGGAACACACTCCCACACGCACGGTACACGCCAACCCGTGCATAAAAAACAGCCCCGACAACCATCTACACGGTCATCGGGGCACACCTCAACGAAAAATCTAATTAGCAATTCTGATTACATGGACGAGGTTACAAAGAGATCAAATGTCATCTGAGGGAACCGCTCACAACCGATACACAATGTATCGAAGGCATCTGAACCGTCCGTTCTTGCCTGAAGCTGGTCTTCTTCTGTTTCAGCCAGCTTTTCCCCTCGCTTATCCTTACCACCATTGTACACACCAGCTGTCTGTACGGAGATAAGCAGATCTTCGTTGTTCTGTTCATTAAAGAAAGGAATGAGCTTAGCCTTACCGGCAAACATCCGGTTGATGAGTAGCCACTTCTCGATGTGCTTCATCGGATTGCCAATATAGACTGACCGAACTTCCCATCCTCTATCCCGAAAAGCACGCTCCACCACGAAATGAAAGTCTTCGTCATTGACTGCATAGTTGGAACCCAAGGCCGTGCTGTCGTAATAGAAGATGACTTCCTTGTGCCGCTGGTGCCGGTAATATTTGCAGAAGTCATCCACCAGAGCCTCGAGCTTACGTTCATATTTCACCCAAAAGGACTTGAGCACCTTCAGCCTGTTCCGGTCCGGCTGACCGGCTACCAGCCAGTTGATATTGGCATTGAAGTCAAAAGCGATACAGATAGGCTTATCCCTGTCCAGGTCAGCATCCATCAGGCAGGAAGGCTCCTTGAGTTTATCGAAATGATACTCCAGACTATCCAGGTAACCGAAGTCAGTGGCATTATACTTGTGACCTTCCGTCATGCTGGAATAGAATCCATCCTTGCTGATACCGATACGCCGACAGAGAATGGCCGTCTGAAAGGTAAGCGGCGGAAGGTCACGCTTCATCTGATTGATGAAAGCCTCGCCCAGCAGCTGCATGTTCTCGATGGTAGAGAACTCACGGTACAAGACAGCCACGGATCCAAGCCGACACACATCACGGTTCAACGTGCGAAGATAGTCCTTCAGATACAAAGGAACAGGATCAGACTTGGCCTGAAGATCACGAATCCGTTTCTTTGTCCGCCATATCTCATGTACCGTTGCCTGGATGACCTCTATCAGTTCCGGGTCGCACTTCTTCTCGTACTCCAGGAACCAGGAACCTTTCTTCGTGACAGGCATATCCGAAGTAATCAACATACCATGGTGAAAGTAGTGGTGTCCGAAATACTGTTTGTTACCACGGTTGGCCGGAAGGGTTTCGTCCTTCAGCTGTTCGAAGTCGATGTACTTCGCTTCGTCTATGTCGAGGTAATCCAGTGAAAAGGAGTTGGATGTTCCGGAACGGTCTTGGCTGATGATGTAGCCGATGGAACCGTTATAGAAAGAAATGACATTCTCCCAGTTGTCAGGCTGGAAGATAGGCTCACCCCATCCCCAGGACTTAGGCGGTTTCTTGCCGATTGTCCAGTGAACATCACGCTTGAATCCCCATCGCTGCCAGTGTATCAGCATGGAGGGGATGGTATTAGTGAGGGCACGTTTGCAGTTGGCCGCCACAAAGCCGGTGATACTTCCCGGCATGCGCTGCATGTTACGCAGGTTGATAGCGGCATGAATCGGCCCCTTCCCCCAACCACGACCGGCACACAATACAATATCCTTGGCCGGAGTGTAAAGAACCTGCTGCTGTGTCTCGTGAAAGTATTCTCTCATGGTTCAGGTTCCTCCTGTGACTTTTTCGGATTGAAGATATCATCCTCATTGAAGTCGGCATCCTCGAACTGGATGTCCTGCACATCTTCATTCATGTACTGCTTAATCTTATCCGCAATGCGCTGCCGGATATTCGGTATCGGACGTATGCCCAAAATCGTCGGATCGGTGGAAGGTTGGAAAGGCTGAACCACAATCTTGTCGTAGCCCATATCCTTTGCATCCTCCTTGTCGAGTTGCATGTACTTGGCATAATAGTTGTCACAGGCTGCCATCGCCCTGGCATCCTTCATGCGCTTGGCCATCTCGTAACTCTCTTCGTTGCGCTGGATGAACCGGTAACGATGGTAATCCTTGGTAGCCTTGTTCAGGTCACCCAGCAGGTACTTGATGATACGGATATCCTCGTAAGCTGCTGATTTCTGTATATTGTACCGCTTCTGAAGCTCCAGAACGATTTCCTGTTCCCGTATGCTCGGGTATTGGAGCCAGTAATTATACATGTCCCGAAGCCGGATCAGGCGCTGCTGGATGACTTCGGGAATGTTACGTTCTCTCATCTCGTCTATCGAGGCGAAAAGGTTCTCTTTGGCAATATCAATCGTTGCGGGTAATGGCATAGTTATAAATCCTCGTCAGAATCCATGTCACGGAGGTATGTACCGATCAGCTGGACAGCCAACGGACTTCCGGCTTCGGCCAGTTCCAGCTCGTTCTGCCGGATCTGCAATGCCCGTTCGGCTTTCCCTTTGCGGTAGGCAATGCTGGCCGGATGGGACTTGTCGGAAATGATTTCCCGCAGACGGCGTTCGTCCACGTCCATCAGGACTGCTATATCCGATACCGGAGTGAGCATCGTGGCAAGCTCTTTGATTCTGTCAATCTGTGCTGAAGTGAATTCCATCAAGGTGTATACTTCGGGTATTAATGATTTCGGAAAACTGGTCTCTCAAAGTCAGGAAGATGTCTGGCTGTGTGGTGATGATGGCGCATTCGGTCCGGTTTCCCCGCGTCTGGTTCTGGCTGGTAACGACTGTGACCATCCAGCGGTCGTTCTCGACAAGTAATACCTTCGAATGATTTTCGGATAAATACACATCATCGAAAACACTGCTCATGAAGGTGTACAGATTCACGGTTTTTCGGGCTGCCTTCAGATCCGCCAACAATATGGATTTGATAATCAGCATCCGTTTGCGTAGCGAGAACAACCTGCGCAAAAACTCTTCGGAAGTAGAGAAAGTGGATACATAGACTTTTGCCGGACCGGTCTGCAAAAGGATGAACTCGAGTACATCAAAAAGCTGAAGCCGGTTATCCAGGTACGCCTGTAACGGCACATCGGACAACGGCTTCAGCAATCGGTTGACATGTTTCATGCTTTCAATCCCAATTCACGTAAGGCATTCACCTGGTCCTCACCTACGTTGTTACCGGTAGAGACAAGGAAGTCGTATCTCTGCTGCACTTTGGCCAGCAGCTTCTCGTACTTATCCTGGTCTCCGGATTCCTTCAGCTCTGCCAGTTTCTTCTTGTTGTCTGACAGGTAGCCACGGGCTGCACTGACCTTCTTGGCCATTTCAGCGGGATCTTCAGGTGATTTACCTTCTGTACCACCGCTATCCTGAGCGTCCGGATTGAAATGATCATACTTCTCCATGTTCTCCCGATATCTGGCATCTAGCTCTTCCAGTTGCTTCAGGTATTCGTACCTGTCGCATGGAAGAGCATCCTTCATGGTTTTCAATGTTTCAAAAGTCTGCTTCAAACGGAAGTAGATGTCTTTGTTGTCTTCCCACAACCGACGTATTTCTTCAGGTAGTGAATCGTGATCCGCACGTCTGCCTTTGGCTATGGTAGCCTCTTGCGGTGTGTCTTCGTCGGAACTGATTTCAGGTTGGAAGGTGGACAGTGTTTCAGCTACGGCCGGAACCAGCTCTTTGTCCATCTTGACCACATCCTGAATCGTCTTTCTATCCAGACGGATGGCCAGGTGTTTCTTCAGCTCATATTCAATCTTGGAAGCAAACTTCTGTGGATTGCGGGAAATGTTCTGATAAAGGTAGCGGTTGCGGGTCAGTTTGAGTACCATCTCCGCCCCCTTCATCAGATCACGCTTGGCCGGCTCCGTATTGAGCCAGCCTTGCATGTTTATGGTTAACTGTTCATCTATGTACATAACTGTAGTCTCTTTTTATTATCCACCTGGCACAATGGCGCTGCCATCCGCTCCGGAGATGTCACCATCTTCCGTTTCAATCTTTCCCGTATAGAACGGAGCCGGACAAACGTCCGTACACTGTGCTTCGAGGGTAGTCCCTGCAGTACCGGTATCTCCTTCTCCTGAAGTTTGAGAAATGGTGACTGAAGGGTCGAATGCTTCAGAACCGATAACGCGGAACTTACCATTCTTCTGCTGGCAAAGGAAAATCAGTTCATCGATATTGGCCTGACGGCAGAATCCGGATGCTTCCTCATCTGTACCAGCGTGAACCAACGTCGCTTTGTTCAGAATAGTCTTGGAAGGAATTTCACCTTGTGACTCTGCGCTGATAGATGACTTCGTTGTAAGCAGTTCGATATACTGCCATTTCTTGTCAGCAGCCAAAACAAAATCACCATCGTATGTGGCTAATGCAGCCATACTTTCTGCCCCATCAATAGCAGGAAGAACCGGCCATTTTTCAATCCAACTTTTCGGGATAAAGAAAACCTTACGTCTGATACCCGGCGTCGATGTCTGTCCCGGGCACCAGGACAGGGATTCATACATCCCCTTACTCGTACAATCTACTGCCATAACTTAACCTCCTATACCAGCGACAACCGGTGTCGTACCGTCGATGGTACCCACCAGCAGACGCTCCTTTGAAATCGTTTCAAACTCAGCACCGAAATAAGTAGTAGCCACAAAATCCAGTTTAAAGGCATGATGCTTTTCTACGGTAATATTTTCGTTATCGGCTCCATTACCGTAACCTACCAGCATGTTACTCTTTGTAGTAAGATGCAGGAATGGCGAACCGGCCTTGTTTGCCAGCGGAACCAGCTCACAACGGCCATTCGAACCTTCGAGTACCGTCTTCTCGAAACCGGTGTTGTAAGGCACATGACCTACTGTAGCCTGATAATCGTCCACATAATTATCATATACGCCTTGAGGGATAAACAATTTGGTCTGTGCTTCACGCAGAACAGGATCGGCAGCACGGTAAAATGTCTTCAGCACATCCACGGCATTGTCCTTACTGATGGCCTCAATTACGAACATATTGCCCAGGGAAGCAGAGATTTTAGAGGCATCTTTTTCTGTTTTGGTAATGGTATCAAATCCATTGAACAAATCCTTAGACTTCGTACCTTCCGCATTACGTACAGCAGACCAAAGTACCGCATTCAGATTCGCTCCCAATTTGGCAGTAAGAAAAGCCAGCACCTGACGGGTTATATCCACATTCTTCAAGGCTTCACCCTTGGATATCAAGTTTCCGTATACAGTCTGCCAAACGGAGTTCGGAGAAAACTTCTTGACTACACTGCCCAGGAACGTTTCCAATGTACGCGGATTGATTGATACTCCATCCGTATCTTCACGCCCTTCATCGTATGGTCCCAATTCAATATCTCCGGAGAGTTCACCAACAACTTCCTTTCCTCTTACACCCGGTCTCTGGGTCATGTGCTGCAAAGAAACGGCCATAGCCAGAACCGGCATCATAAGCAGTTCTTTTCTATACTTGACAGCAGACTTAGCAAGCTGCTCATCTGTTATTTTCACGTGTCCATTAGTGTCTGCCATATCACAACAAATCTTTTACAGAGTTAAACATTTCGACCGCTGTATTCAGCTTGTCCACATCGTTACCTTGTCCCTCATCACCGTTGATTTTGGCGGTTTCGTCACCGTCTCCATTCTTAAGGTTCTCGTTCTGCTTCTTGAGTTCGGCAATCTCATCATCTTTATCAGAAGATTCCTGCTCCAGGTTGGTGATGCGGTCATTGAGGGCCTTGACCTGTTCTTCGGTAAGTGTCACCTTACCATCCTTGTCAACTTCCACACCCTCGATGTTCAAGATGGAATTGACTTTCTGATAATCCTTTTTCATTTGTATTGAAAGATTGAGTGGTTTATTTTGTGCCTGTGTGGCTACATCACTTTTTTGAGATTTGAAAAATTTGTTCACGAAGTTATTGAACCAGTTTGGTGCGGATTCTTCTTCCAAAACCTCTGTATCGTTTCCCATCGCCGGTAAAGCCGGAAGCTGGTACATGTTGAAACGGGCTTTCATCGAATCATCAAAATTCAGTCTGGTACCTTCTTCAATAATTTCATCAACAAATCCGTATTCCAAAGCTTCCTGGGCGGTAAGCCAACGGCCTTCCTTCAGGATCGGAAGAATATCACTTACCTTCTTCTTGCATTTGGCAGCGTAAAGGTTGGCCAACACCAGATCCATCTTGTCATTCTCCAGCTTGTTTGCCTTCAGATCATCAATAAGCCGCTGAATCTGGTCGGCATTGTAACTCCCCCAGGCATCAATCCAGTTTGAGACCTTGTGGATAAGATAGAAGGCATACTTGGACATACAGGTTTTCTTGGCTCCGGTTGCCAGAATGGTCGCCGCACTCGCCACATAACCGAACAAGTAACAAGTCACATCGCCGTGATCCTGAAACTGCTGACGGATGTCAAGCGCATCATCCACCGATCCACCGAGTGAAGAAATACGCACACTGACAGGCTTGTTCTTGAAGCCTGACATCTGACTGCGGATATAGTTCTTCGAATACCCCCATGGTCCGATGTGCGAGTCAATGCTAAGGTTATATTCCATATTGTCAAAAATTAGTCTATGCAATATTAACATCTTATATATATTGTATAAAAAGACTCTAATCCAATATGGAAAGCATCGGAATGAGAGACGTCAAGGTAACAGTAACCGTTACTCCGGATTTTCCGCTGTCTGAAGAAGGAAAAGTCTCTTCGTTCTGTATAACAGGATACGGTTTGTCTGCACTTCCTATGAGAAACTGGGATCCGGTGACGGTCGTTACACGGAAACAAAGCTTTTTCGCACCTGGCATCAGCTTTTCCGAACGGAACATGGTGAGTTTAGTGGTGAAAACACGCTGCTTGTTTTCAATCTTGTCTGAAATCTCGACTGAACTCAGCCCTATGGTGTCAATCGGACTGAACTGTTGGTATACATTCAGCCAGATTCCACGGTCAGCGATAATATCTGAATGCTGAAGGTGGTAGGCTTCGATACATTCTACCCGGCGTATGTTTTTAAGAAGATGAATCATATTGGCTATGGATTTTATCGGTGTTCGGTGTTGTACGGTGTTGTTTAAAATCGAACTACTCGTCCGAGCGATTTCGGGTTAAAGAACCTAAAAAGATTCCTTTCTTGTTGTAGGAGTCTCTCATACGGTAATATTTCTGCCGGACGGTTTCAGAATAATCATCGTCGATACCGTGCATCTCACACCAGGCGGCAATCGTCTTGTTCAGCCCACAGTTCCGGCGAGTCAAGTCGCTGATTTCGTTCCAAAGGTTAGCACGGAACAGGTCTTCGATGGTTTCCTTTACAGCTGCCTTGGCCTTTTTGCCCAGGTAATTGTAATACTGGGGCGGTTTGGCCTTGCTGTCAGGAATACAGATGGCGGTTAGTCCATCGGCAGCCAGTTCCGGATGAATGTCTTCCGGACGCTTGCGAAGGAAACGCCGTATAACGGCATTCTCGTTGCTTTGTGCCGGAAAGACAACCGGGTCTCCCAATGAATGTACGAGCCATTGCCGAAGGTAAGGCTCCAGTCGAAGATAGAAAACGATGCTGCTCATAGCAGAAAGTAATATTTATGATTGATTCCAAGTATATATTTCAAAAATAAAGGTTTTAAGGCTAGAATCCAAAAAAAATTTCTCCAGCTATGACACATATTTTGCCTTCTACACCTTCTACACTTTCTACAAAATCAAATAACAATTGATTATCAGCATATTAGAAAGAATTTCATTTTCTACAAGTGTAGAAATCCTGTAGAAAATGAAGCATTTTGTAGAAGGTTTTACATTTTTCTTCAATTTGTAGAAAAATGTAGAAGGATTGTAGAAGGTGTGTAGAATATATAAGTATCTCTTTTTCAGCATTGTAGAAAGTGTAGAAAGTGTAGAAGCGGTTTTCACCCCACAGGAAAACCTAAAAACAGCCCCCAAACATACCTGCACGAAAAAAGGCAACCGCTTCACAGCAGCTGCCTTTACACTCTCAAACAAATCTATTATTATGAAAAACGAACTATTCACTCTCATCGGTATCTTCCAATTCCTGTCCCTCTACCTCTACTTCAAGATTGATGTTATACGTTTCGCGGATCATGCGGTAGTCAAAACAAAGAGCCACGTCCGGCGTGGAGGTTTTCTTGTAAGCAATACCCCCGGTGGGAGTCGTTTCCACTTTCGTTACTTCCACGCCCCGCTGGATATTCTTGAAGCGGACAGAATTCTTCTTGCCCATGTATTCCTTGGAGTTCTCCAGGTAATATATCAATGAACCTTCAGGAAGGATGGAATCGCCAACCTGCTTGCCGAACTTCTTATATAGCATGAAGATGCGGTTCTTGCGCATCATTAGAATGGGCTTTGGGTCCTGATATTGCTGTTCTATCTTGATCAAACTGCTCTTGAAGCGGTTCAGGTATTCGATGCGGTAATCCCCCTCGATGAAGATTTCGCCATCTTGCTGCAGATAAGATACCACATTCCAGAAGTTGGCAAGTTCGTTGTTACTCTTACACTCTGCATTCTGTCGCAGAATACCGTCTACCGTCACCTGCCGGATGTCCGGATAAGAAAACGGGATATCCAGTACTCCCTCGAGGGTACGGAAAGCCGCCAGCGGTATGATCCAGTTACGCAGGATTCGGTCTTCTACCTTTTCGGCACCCAAGGCATCCAGTACATCGGACAGACAGGTATGGTAGTTGCTGATGAACTGTTGCTCCATACGGGCCCGGTGACGAAGTATCTGGAGCGTCAGGTGGGTAAGCCCCCGTTTGCGGATCTCCACCAGCTCGTTGTAACGGCGTTTCTCTTCTTCCGTAAATTCAGACTTGGCAAAGGTCAGAAACACCAAGCGGCTGAACAGGGCAATGTCGGCGGTCGCCATTTCCTGCCCGGAAAGGATCACTCCGGAATCTACGGCAGTTATTTCACGCTTCTTGTCCCTATCCATGTTCATGCGTGACCGGCCGGCACCGTCCCAAAGCCCTTTGAGATATTCTCGCTTGTCAATGTCAATGTTGTTCTTGAACTCATCGATGTGCACCAAAGCGTTGGCACACTGCGCAACCAGGTCGGCCAATGCGGGAATAGTGGCATTCTGTATATTGGGAGGGATGTTCTCGATGATGAACAGTGCCATCAGACTATGGCCTAACTCAGACTTACCGGAACCTTTCGGACCAAACAGGTTCAATATGGGAAAGCTTTTGGTGTATCCGGTGATAATGTCACGGAACAAAGTGGCCAGCAGGAAACAGATTCCTACCTTGGCATTGTCACCGAACACCCCGACCAGTTTGGTAAAGTATTCCTTCAGGCTGATGGAAGAATAGTTAAGGTGAACAAACCTCCTCTCGAACTGGAACAGTTTATCATCGTCCCGGTAAATCAAGCTGCTTGCCGGAAGATAGAAGTTACCTTTCTCACCCAGCCGCACGATACCATATTCATCTACCGGATGCCATTCAGTATCAAATACCCCGTTACCGAACGCATAGAATCCTTTGCGCTGCCACCCCAACTGGGTGATTTCAGTGGCCGTTTCGGTCTGTTCATAGAGATACATCTTCAGTCGTGTCATCTCCTTTTCACTGGCCAACCAAATATAGTTACCCAAACCCTCAACCTTTTGTTTGAATTTGGATAGAGATACCAGGTCTTCCTGCTTCATCTCGACGATTTCTTCCTGACGGTTCTGGTTCTTGATACGGTACAGACGTTTGGGCATCAGGGAATCTTTGATATGGAACATCGGCAGCATGATGAAGTTGGACCACTGGAACTCCTTGCCGTCGTTGGTGGAGTAATAACAATTGTTGGACTCAAAGAAACCGTATTTGGCCAACAGATCCCGGTTGATGACCTGCGATTTACCGGCTTTGGATTCATTAAGCTTCTTCTTTTCCCGGTTAATGGCCATCGACCAAAGGTTCTTATTGTTGTAGGTGTCTCTCAATTTAGCCAGGTACATGGCTTCTTTGACTTCGTCACCGACCAGTGCCACGAGCTTGGCTATCTGACTGACCGCTGTACTCTTGTCTTCGGTGGTACCGTCTTTATTGAACGCATACCCGGCATACCAGGTAATGAAGTCCTGTTCCTCCAGCTGGTTGAAGCGGCTGATATTGGTACAGTACGAATCCGGATCATTCTTCTGGTTTCCTTCACCCAATGGAATCTCGCGCACGGAAACGGAGAAACCGCACTCCATGGCCAGCACACCGCTCTTGATTACGGCAGCAATACCGGTTCCGTAGGCTTCGTTCACCGGCTTAGGATCTGCATCCGGAAGGAAACAAAGTGTTGTAGCGTATCGTTTCAGTTGTTCAAATTGTTCTTTAGTCCAAGCAGAACCAAGTGGTGATACAACATTATTAATTCCGATAGATTGAAGCTTTAAAACATCAGGACCACCCTCTACACAATAGAACTTTTCTTCTTTGGTTGCTTGACGAATTGCGTTATCTATACCAAATATGCTACTCCCTTTATGGTACAGGTCACTTTCACAAGAGTTCAAGTATTTAATAGAGCCTTTTGCTCCACTCATATCGCGTGCCGTCCATCCGATGATGTTCCGGAAACGGTCCCGAATAGGTATCATGATACGGTCCCGATAAGTATCATAATATTCTCCATTTTCCTTTTTATGGACAAGTCCCATTTCTTTCATCAGTTCCAGTGATAACCCTTTTACGGCTGCCATGTCCGATAACTGAGACCACTCCGCTAGGGCATATCCGATACCCATTTCTGTTGGAACAGATTCTCCCCAACGTTGCCGAATTTTGGCCCGGGCTGCGTCCGCTTCCGGTCGGGACAGGTTCTGCAGGAACACTTCGGCCGCAAACTGATTGATGATCAACATTGACTCGCGTTTCTTCTGCCGGCGTATTTCATCGGCCGAAGGCTTCTCCCGATTATCTTCGATGTGTATCCCATATCTGTCAGCCAGCCAAAGGCAGGCTTCACGGAAAGTCATGTGGTTGTACTTCTGCACAAACTTAATGACATTGCCGCCTTCTTTGCAGGCACCGAAGCAATACCAGGTACCACGCCCAGGCTCCACCATAAAACTAGGAGTCTTCTCGTTATGAAAAGGGCAACAGGCTTTATACCTGCTCCCCGCTTTCTTCAGTTCGACAAATGAGGATATCACGTCCACAATATCCGCCCGGTCGAGTATCTTTTCTATATCAGCATTGTCTATCATAATATTGTCGAGAGTTAGACAAAGAAAACCCTTTGTCCCCATTAGAAAAATTACACTTGGAAGTGTATATCATAATCCCTTCTCCGGAAATTGGCTGTACTGGAATAACAACGGCCATAACCGTCCCATCGTACTTTTCTCTTTACCGGGATGTTCATTTTCACTCCATTGACCAGTTTCCGTTTCAGTACCGTAACAGTTCCGGTTATCTTACGCACTTCATTTGATTTCTCTGTGTAGAAAACATGTTCGAAGGTATACCCCGGATTGTTGGCCTCCCATTCTTGAATCTTATGCAGTCTGTTCATAGTTTCTCCTCAAGTTCTAATGTTTTTCCACTCAACTCACTGGAAATGTAATCCAAAATAAATATCTGTTCATCTGTCGTGTATGATTTCAGATGGTTATAGATAAATTCCAGTTCCGCCTGGGCAATCTCCTTCAGTGCCTCTCCATGGGGAGATACATATCCGATACCGGCCACTGCGGCCAGTATGTCCGGATTCCTGTTCTTATCGCTTAACCTTTGCATCATCAAATTCCGTGTAACATAAAGAAACCTTCACCTTATTCGTAAATACGGCCCGATAACTGGCACGCACTTCATCCAGGTTATCCGTATCATGACGACAACGGATAATGAGGTGTATATCGCCTTTCCGGACAATAACCCTCCATACTCTGTATCTGAATCTCCTTTCAATCATCAAAATCTTCCTTTCTGAGATTATAGCCAAGCAATACAGCTTTAGCCAATATATCTTCCATGCTACAGATAACAGAACTGTTGAGCAGATTACGTGCTACTTCCATCGCCCGTTCATCCAGATTCTTTGTTTCACTCAAGAATGTGATGGAACTTAACCGAGTGAAATACTTCTTGCCTTCCACTTCAATATCGAGTGATAGGCTGATATCTGCAGCATTACATTTCACAGCTTCTTTAGCCAAACGAACAGCCAAATATCTGGCCAAGTCAATGTACAGACTAGGGTCTTTTTCCGCATCCATCAAAAACTGATTGAAACCGTTTTTGGCTCCGCGGTCATACATCTTACGTGCAAATCCCTTATAATTCAGGCATCCTGTATTCTCATATTCTTCTGCGAAAATTTCTTCAAATGTTTTCATCTAATCTATTATTTATACTAAATTCGGTTTCTACTTTTCGGACACATAGGTCTGGAGACTTTCGAAGATCTTTTATGTCCATTCTTCTTTCTGTTTTTTCTCCACCATTCTTTGGCTTCATAGTTCAATTTCGTTATTCTGTCATATTCGGTTTCACACATGGCTGTATGTCCTATTGTACCAGGAAGCGATTTCCCGGGTATTGTCAACCTTCAGTTTGAACTTCATCTGCTGAATCATATTGTGTACCGTATGAATGGAGATATACAACAAGTCTGCAATCTCCTGGTTACTATAACCGTCGGCCAACAATTCAGCTATCTTCAGTTGTCTTCCTTTGATTACGGAAGTACGCACAGGCATACAGATGATGCCTTCATATTTGCAGTCACCGGTTCCTCGTAATGGACAATGAACCTGTTCAAGACTGATATTGCCATGTTCATCAATATCCATCCGCAAAGTGTCATATTCACCGCAATTACATCTGATAAACCGGTTCACCATCAGAAAATGATGATACCTTTTGTTCGGAACCGATTTCTTATAACAATCCTCCAGCGCCAGATAAGCATCCGCAAAACATTCATGAATCAATTGTAAGATATCCTCTATGACATCTGACCTGGATTCCGTCAATACCTGCTGCTTACCGTTTCTCACAAATTGAACAGAACCAGAAGGGGAATTGTAGAACTCAATCTGGTTTAACATTCCGATTCCCCTCCTTTATCAACTTTTCAATGGCCTCCTGTTCCAGTTTAGTCCAAGAATTGTTCCGCATTTTATACATGAATGTCATGTATGAAAAATCACAGACATCGCAACATTTCTTAATAAAAGGTTGTTTTTCCTTACGAGTCAAAGATGAATAATAGTCAGATATAACCATATACATTACTTTTTTGATGTTTATAATTGTCATTATTGATTTTGTTACTAAATTTATATCGCAAATGTATAGAATTTTAATCCAATAGTATACTTTTCTATACCATTAATTGCAAAAAGTAAAGTAATTTATACTATATCTAAATTGCAAAGTAATGTTTAATGGCCAGGTAATTAATGAACTAATAGAGAAGAATAAGGCTAAAAAAGTTGACGTATACACATACGCAGAGATTTCAAAAGCCGCTTTAGATAATCTGATTAAAGGAACTAATCTACCTAACTGCAAGACGCTTGAACGCATTGCAGACTTTTTCGGTGTATCAATGGATGTATTCTTCAACCGGGAAAAGCCCTATGTTTCTATCGGCCATACAATTAATGGAAACGGAAATAAGGTAAGCGGTGACATTCAACTCCATGAATGTCAGAAAGAAATTGAGCACTTGAAAGAATTGCTCAATGAGAAAGAACGACTGATTCAAGTTTTAATGAAAAATGTATAATGGCAATATAATCAAACAACTACTGGCTGAAAAGAAGATTCAGAACAAGGAACTTTTAAATTACCTCGGTACTGAAGCCAATTCTTCTCTTAGCCAAATTGTCAATGGGAACCCGACGGTTCGCCGTTTGGAAAAGGTTGCCGATTTCTTCGGCGTATCGATGGACGTATTCTTCAACCGGGAAAAGCCCTATCAGACCTTTTCAACGAATGATTTGAACAACCTACAGTTGTTTAAAGATAAAATTGAATTGCTTGAAAAGCTGCTTGAAGAGAAAGACAAGCGAATAGCCCTCCTTGAAAATCTGAATCAAGAGCTTTCAAAAAAGTAAATTCAGACATATATCAGACAAAAAAGTATAGAAAACTAACCATCGAAAACGGTAACAGCTTACCAATCATACCCGGGATGACTGATAAGATCTTTCTAAAAAGTTCGAGCCTCTCTTCCCGTGCCGAGATAGAAAGCTGTAACTGAACAAGTTGCA